CTAGCGCAGGAGCAGGCGTTCCACTAGGGGGAGCACGCGGCTCAGGCACGCCTGCACCTTAAACCAGTCTGTGGGCACGTACGGGTGCATAAAGCCATCGTTGCGGGTAAGAGGCTCATGCTCTCGCACATCCTCTAGGGCCGTTATTAATTCCTGCTGCTGCGCCGGAGTGCGGGCCTCGCCTAGTGAATACTGGCGCTCCAAAGTAAGGCGGGCCACTTTGCACAGGGCGTTGGCAAAGAACCATTCGCGGGACATTGCTTGGCCATCGTGGGCGCGCACTAGGGGCCAAAAGCTGCGCACCGTGTAATAGTCGTCCAGCGAATCATCGTCTTCGCTCTGCGGCAGCAAATCATCTAGCATACGGCCCAAACCTACGCACTTTTCCCTAAACACGTGATGACTGAGAAGCAGAAGTTTTACCGCCTCCTGTCCTTGGTGTGCGAAGACTTGCCCACCAGCGCCATTAGTGACGCCATTGCTGGCGGCTACGAGGCCAATGCCGTGCAGCTCATCCACGTGCGCCAGGGCCGCACTATCAACCTGCCCCACCTGGTCAAGCTCATTGAGGTGGGCTTGCCCAAGTTTCAGATTCCGGCTGAGCTACTGCCCGCCCCGGCCGCCCAACCCCTGTTTTCGTGATGGAAGACCGGGCACCCTACCACACCTCGGCCCCCAAGGCGCCGCGCAACCTCGCCGCTCCGTTGGCTGAGTGGCTGCGCAGCCAGGGCTTCACCGTCACCGAGCGCCACTACGACACGATGGCCACGGTAGCCGCTACCTGGACGGGCCTGCGGGGTGATTGCTTCGAACTGGGCTACGTCTGGAGTAGTGGCCGCTGTGCCAATGCCACTATCCAATTACAAGTCCGCTGGCCCAGCCGCGAAGCCGAGAATCTCTTTGGCTCGCAGCGAGTGCGCCGCCTGCGCGACGTGCGCCTGCTGCTGCTGGGCAACGTGCGCTACGCCAATGCCCGGCTGCTGGCCACGCTGCCCCATCCTGCCCTCTAAGCCTTGCCTACTCACCCTTTCACCTCTCACTTCATGCGCGTCAACCACGACCCCGCCGCCCCGGCCCGCAAGCCTTGCCTGCGCGACCTCCACCGCCTCACTACTACGCTGCTTCCCCCGGCCCTGGTAATGCTCACCTCCTTGCCCGAGCTAGAGCGCCGCGCCCAGGAAATCAACGCCACGCACCCGCAGTACCGGGAAGAAACGCCCCTGGTGGTACAGTGGGAGCGCCAGCGGCGGCAGCGCCTGAGTGGGGTACTGAAAGTAACTGTCAATCAAGTTAAAGTGGCCTGATATGACCCGCGCCGAACACCTGCAATGGGCCAAAGCCCGCGCCCTCGAATACGTCGAAGCCGGCGACCTGCCCGGCGCGTGCGCCTCCTTCTTCTCCGACCTGAACAAGCACCCCGAGATAGACCCCAGCGCCGCTCAAGTGGTGTACGGCATCGAAGTGCTGACCGGGGGCATGAACACGCCGGGCAAGGTGCGCCACTTCATCGAGGGCACCCACTAGCCTGCTATTCTCTCACCTTTTTCTCTTGCTTCTCAATGGCTAAGCAGTTGTCCTTTCCCCGCGTTTCGCTCACCGATGCCACTACCGGCAAGCGGGTGCGCGTGTCGGCCTTCGCGGCCGGCGATGCCCTGGTGCCCGTGCCGCAGCCCGAACCCATTTTGGGCTATTACTACACGGCCGAAAACGGCTGGCGGGTGTACGTGAGCGGCACGATGCCGCTGGCTCTGCGCTCGGCCCAGGAGGAGGGCCGCACCGACCAGGAAGCCTGGCTGGTGAGCGAGTTGCCCCAGGGCATCCGGGAAATCGACCTGGCCGATTGCCGCCGCGAGTTTCACTTGCTCAAAGCCGCTTGAGGGCCATGACGCAGCTGCTCACCACCGCCCCCGTGCCTGCCTACCCGCGCAACCTAGCCGGCTCCCTGCGCCGCTGGCTTCAGCGCCTGGGCTTCGAGGTACAACAGGAAGATAACTACCGGATGACGCAGGTGCAGGCCACCTGGACGGATGAGAAGGAGCAGTTGTTCACGGTCATCTACGCCCACTACCACCCGGCCGGCGAGGGCCACGTCGCCCTGTTCAGCCTGCACGTGCGGCCGGTGGGGGAGGCCCAGGCCAAGTGCCTGGTGTCGGCCACCCACATCCGCCGCTCCAACGAAGTGCGCCTGCTGCTGCTAGCCAACTCCTTTTACAAAACCGCCCGCCTGGCCGCCCTCGCCGCCGGCACCCTTCAACCCGCCTAGCCATGTCCTTCGACCTCGCCAGCAGCCAGGAAATTGCCGCCCTCGACGCCAAGCTCAGCCAGGTGCTGGCCCTGCTCGTGCAGCCGGCCGCCCCTAGCGTGGAGCCCCTGGTGACCTTGGAGCAGGTGGCCAGCCACGTCAAGTTTGACAAGCGCACGGTGCGCGACTGGACCAGGACCGGCCGCTACGACGCCCGGGGCAAGCGGGTGTACCTGCCCGCCTACGAGTACCGCGACGGGCACCTGCGCTTCAAGCTCAGCGAGGTCGAAGCCTTCGGCATCGGCGTGGGCGTGCTCACGCCCAACCCCATCGTGGGGGAGCCGGCGCTGCCCACCAAACAGGCCCCGGCGGCCCCAGCCAAGAAAAAGCGGGTGCCCGTCGAGTCGCGGCAGGCCCTCAAAATCGCCTAGTTGCCTTATCTCCTTTCCCTTGCCCCATGTCCATTCACCACATTACCTGCGACGAGTTCGGCGAGCTCAGTAGCGCCCACCACCGCACGGCCCTGCGCCTGTTCGGGGCCGAAATCGACGCGCTGATTGAGCAGCTCGCCGCCGCCCCCGACAAAAAGGCTCCCGCCTACGAGGCCGACAGCGACGAGCTGGGCCACTTGCTCACCCTGCGCAAGCTTCACCGGGTGCGCCTCTCCGAGCTGCTGGCCGACGAAGCCCACGTGCCCGCCCCCGACGCGGCCAGCCAGTACGAACACAACGACCGCCACGACCTCGCCGCCTAAGCCCGATGCAACTCACCGTCTATTCTTCCGCCCCGCTCACGACGCAGCTGGCCTGTGCCTTTCAGGGTATTAAAAGACTCGGCGTGCAGGTAGTGCTGCGGCCCCTGGCCGACGTGCCCAGCAGCCCGGCGCCCCGGCGGCGCCGCTCGGCGCTGCTAGCGGAGCGCACCAGCCTGCACATCCGGCTGGCAGCCATCGGCGACGCGCTCAACCAGTTCGAGACCGGCCTGCGCGGCCCCGACGCGGGCCAGGAGCAGGGCCTCAAGGCCGAGCGCGACAGCCTGCTCTCGCGGGTGCGCGGCCTCGACGCGGCCCTGGCCGCGCCCGGTGGGGCAGAGCAGACCCTTTAACACCTACTTCCCCGTCTTCCGGTAGAGGGGCGCGCCGTGGGTGGGACTCCTGCGCGCCTAGCCGGCCTCGCAGCCGGCCGGGGAACTCATGGCCTACTGCCCCTGGGCGGTAGGCTGGCTACTGGCCGGCATGGTGCCCAGGGGCAGTAGGCCCCTGGTGGTGGTTCGATTCCACCCCGGCCGGCACAGGGCCTGCACGCAGGTTCGGCCGGGGAAAGATTTTGGGCTGCCCACACGGCCCCCGGCCACGCTTTTTTCCTTTCCCTCCCACGCTTTCAACTCGCCCGCCGCTTGTTGCCGCTTCCCTATACCTATTCCGCCGCCTACCGCCAGCTGGGGGCCTACCTCAAACGGCTCAAGTCCGAGCTGCCCGTGCAGGTGCGTACCCGCACCGTGCAGGGCCAGCGCCAGGACTACCTCGTGCAGCCCAAGGCCATCAGCGACGGGGCGCAGGCCACGCTGCGCCTGATTTTGACCTGGCAAATCCAGGCCATCGAGCAGCTGCGCCGCCTGCCCCTGCTGCTGGAGCCCGCCACCGACGCGGCCCCGGCCCAACGCACCCCGCCGCCCGTGGCCACCAACAACGAGGCCCTGGCCCGCGCCCGGGGCGTCTCGGCCCGTGCCATCCGCGACCACTTGCAGGAAGGACTCAAAATCGGGGTCCTTACGCGCAAGGTATTTCGGGGCTGGCGGGCCGATTTTGAGCTGTTCATCGCCCCGGAGCTGGTGTGGAAAACAAGCCCGCAAAACGCCCCGGAAGTGCCTAAAAAGGCCCATTACGCCGCCCCTTCGCCCCCGGCAGCAACGACAAACTTTCCGCCTATTGTAGTACTGGAAAGACAGGATAAAAAGGAAATAGAAATTGCCCCTGTGGAAAAGTTAGTAACCCCCGCAGCCCCACACGGCGCAGGCAAATTGACTGGCAACACAGGGCCGCAGGCAGGGCAAAAGCCGGCCCCCCCCAAGCCTGCTACGCCCCGCCAGGCGACGAAAGAAGGGCAGGGGGGCGCGGCGGGCGCCCAGCTGCAAGCCGAGCGCCTGGCCTGGGTCACGCAAGCCTGGCGCTACGCCTGGAAACGGCTCTATCCCACCCGCCGGTTTGACGAGGCCGAGCAGCATAAAGCCCTGGAAGCCATGTGGTACGGCACGTATTTCGGCTTTGCCAAGCCCGCCACCCTGGCCGAGTGGCAGCAGTACCACGACCAAGTATTGCAGCGCATTGACCTGGCCGCCGCCTACTTCGAGCGGCATCCCAACAAGTTCGCGCCCAGCCCTTTCGCTGAGTTTGTGAAGGGCACCGGCTACTTCGACGGCGAGAATGCCCGGGGCTTTGCCGGCACCGACGCCTGGCTGGTTCGCCGGGATGCCCACAACCACGAGCGCAACATCGTGCGGGCCCTGCTCAAGGCCCGCCAACAGCTTAAGGCGCACCGCCTCGGCATTGCCCCCAAGCGCACCCAGGCCCTGACTGCCGTGCAGCTCTTCCGCTACCACGAAGCCAAGCTGCGGGCTCTGGGCCCCGGTGCCCTGCACCGCTACTACGCCCAGGTAGCCACGCCCACTGCCCCCACGACTACCCGCATTTCCTTCACCCCTTACGCCCCCACTACATGAGCTACACCCGCTCCGCTTCTGCCCAAAAGCTTGTGGATAACGCCCACACCAAGCTGTTGATATACTTCCTCGACGGCAACGTGCGCACCCAGTACGGCCGCCACGATTTCAAGTCCAACCGCCCCGCCAAGAACCCTAGGGCCGTGGAGCTGCGGCGCCACGAGCGCAGCATTGCCAAGAATAGCCAGTTCGTCAAAGTGGCCCTGATTTACGATATGGCCGACGGCCGCGAAATCGCCCGCTTCAAAAAGGGGGAGTGGCTGTAGGGCGCCTACCGCGACGCGGGTGGCGTGCCGTAGACGCTCAGGCGCTCCATCACCTGGTCGATAGTCAGGAAGCCCCGCGCGAACAAATCCAGCAGCGCCCGCTCGTACTGCTGGGGGCAAAAGGCCCCTGGCTGGGGGGCATTCGCTACGGGTTGCCGGCGCTGAAACAGGGCCTGGCCGAACTGCTGGAGGTGGGAGAAGAAGCGCATGCCCAAAGGTCCGGGGGCCGGGAAGGGCAACGCCCGGCTTCTCGGCTAAGCAGCCCTAATCCTAGGCAGAGGCCCCGCGAAGCTGTGCGAGTGTTTTGCCCGCCGCTCACCTGTACCACCACGCAGTAATGTACTGGTCACTATCAGTCGCAACCTGTCACCACTTACTTATACTTATCATGACTAGAAAAGAAGCAGTTGCCATTTACAATTCAGGTATCTGGAGTAGTTGGACTGCCCGTGAAAAGGTGATGTGCCAACTCTACGAGGAACGGTTGATAATGCCTTTTGGTGAGTTTAAGGCTGCTATTAGCGAAGCACTTGGCCGGGTTGTAGCTACGCACGAATTTGCCAATTCGGAGAAGCTTGAGGCCGAGTTTGAAGGTCTGCTAGGCCCTGTAAGCGCGGAGGAGTCTATGGAAGACCTACGCCGGCTGCTTTTGCGGGCGCACCTTGGCAAATAGGCCAACTAAACTTGTATCCGGTGCCGCTATGAACCTGCCGCTACTTGACCAACTCGTGCCGCTGGAGCGCGGCGAGGCCGGCCTACTGGCCCGCGCCGTGCAGGTGCTCGTGGATGACACGACCCAGCCCACAACCCCGGTGCAGCCCATCGAGCTACTGCTGCTGGCGCCGCTGGCCCAGCTGGCCACGAAGCTGCACCGCCGCCACGCGGCCGAGCAGGCCCGGCCCCTGCGCCCCGGCCAGCGTTCGAAACCCTGGCAGTACCGCGCCAGCGCCTACCAATTGTGCGCCCTGCACCTCTGCCGCCACGCCGTGCAGCACTGCGGCCTCACGCCCGAGGAAAACCTGGCCCTGGCGGGCATCCTGGGTAAATTCCAACAGAAATCGCTTAACCTCACCCACTGGATTAACTTTTAATGGCAACTACCACTTCCGGCAAAACCGGCCGGCAATTGCTCACTGAGCTGAAGCCGGGGCAGCATCTGGTGCTGCGCGACCCGAATGACCTGGTGCGACTCATTACCCAGCTTACCCGAGTGGGGGAGGTGTACTATATCCTCGGTCCCGGCTTTAGCTGGGCGTTCGGCAATGAGTTCGACCTGAACGAGTATTTCACGGTGGCCGTGAGCAACGGGGAGACAGCGGAGAGCGCCATCGCGCTGCTCAATAATTTTATCACGGGCAACCGCTTGCCGGCCGAGGCGCAGGTGCACACGTGCCACGGGCTGCCGGCAGCCCAGGAGACAGCGGCCCGGCTATTCGGGTGGGTGTGAGTTGTGTCACATTAACCACCTGGTTTTTGAGCAACAGGTTTTGAGCGTGAAAAAGGGCACTCAGGCCCTCGTTTGAGGGCCCTTTTTTCGCAACACTTATTTTGAGACAAACGCCGTGGATAAAACACAAGATGCTCCGCTGCCGGTGGTGCTGTTCGCCCGCGTGAGCAGCGAGGCCCAGGACTTCGGCCGGCAGCTGCGCGACTTGGAGCGGCACGCGGCCCGCGCCGACTACCAGGTGGTGGCCACGATTGCCGAGAAGCTCAGTGGCTCGCGCCGCAGCCGGGCCAAGCGCCCCGACCTCGACCAGCTGCTGGCCCTGGCCAAGGCGGGCACCGTGCGCATGGTGCTCGTGACCGAGCTAAGCCGGCTGGGCCGCCGCGCCCGCGAGACGCGCCAGGTGGTCGAGGAGCTGGCCGACCTCAAGGTGTCGGTGTTTGCGCTCAACATCCAACTGGGCTCCTTGCTGCCTGACGGGAAACCCAATCCCATTGCCCGCCTCATCATGACCGTGCTCATGGAGGTGGACGAGATGGAAACCGAGCGCCTGGGCCACCGCATCAAAAGTGGCCAGGACAAAGCCTACGCGGCCGGCGCGCAGAAGGGGCGGCCCACCGGCAGCCAGCAGAATACCGAGAAATTGTTGGCTAAATACCCTAAAGTGGTCAAGTATTTGGAGAAGGGGCTTGTTGTACGCGAAATTGCTGGGCTAGCCGGCTGTTCCACCAATACGGTACTTAAAGTGAAGGCCGCACTTTCGTCCTAATTTCTGCGGTTGCTTAGCTGAACCTTTGATGAGGAAACAACTACCCCTTTTTTTTGTGAGCAACCTGCCCATCTTCGCCATCCCCGTTCGCTCCTACGTGCGAGAATACATGCTGCACCTCTTTGGCCCTGAGCAGCCAAAGCCGGTGCATCAGAACACATTTTTGGGGCGGGTGGTGCGCATGAAGGTGGAGAAGCAGCCCTACCGCCAGTTGCGCCGGCCGGAGCAGGCCGAAAAGTCTGCCTACCTGGTGACGCTGCCCACGGCTCTCAAGCACCACACGCTCACGGCCGAGTCGAGCAAGCAGCTAGGGGAGATGTTCGACAAGCTGTTTTTGCAGATGATGATTTCCTTCGTCATCGGGCACGTGGTGGTGAGCCAGAACGAGCGCGAGGCCTTGCGCAACTTCTGCAAGCTCTACAACATCGACCCCAGCGAGGCCGACCTGGAAGTACTGCGCAAAAGCTACCGCGACTATAAGGATAATATCCTGCGCGATAATGGCCAGCACTTTATGCTTTACGGCGAGGGCCGGGGGGAGATGCTCTCGGACTTCGCACTTGCGTCCTAAAAGCGGGTAGGGGCGGGGCGTTCCTTTACCGCATGGAAAATACGCTCCCAGACCTGATTGCCTACTTTGGCCAGCTGGCGGCCCAGCACGTGGGCCTGCAAGACTTTGTGCACGGGGCCGCCCGGCGCATCATCGAGGGCAGCCGCAACGAGCTGAGCTACCCGCTGCTGTGGCTGGAAACGCCCAGCCTGACGCTGCTCGACAAGGATGGCACGATGCCACTGGGGCAGCGCACGGCCGCCTTCATCATCCTCGACACGGCCCCGGCCAACGACTACGCCGCCCAGGACGCCAAGTGGGCCAGCACCGAGGCCATCGCCTTCGACGTGCTGAGCCGGCTGCGCCAGGACTACACGCAGCGCAAGTTCGTGGCCTTCTCGCTCGACGGCGGCCAGCTCGAAGCCGTGGCCACGCTCTCGCAGGCGGGCGAATTGGGGTGGCGCTTCGAGTTCACCCTCAGCGACTACGTGCAGCTGAAGTACGACGCCACGCGCTGGCAGAAGGGGGGTAGCGGGTTATGAGCAGCATTATCATCCGCACCAGCTACGAGAACGGCACGGCCTACGGCGACCGCACGGGCCAGGTGTTCGGCACGAGCTACGACACGACCAACTGGGTATTCGACACGGACGCCAAGGCCGTCACGACGGAATTTGCGGGGCAGTACGACGATTTTCAGGACAGCAACCACCCCGAGGAGTACAACTACCCCGGCGAGTTCTACCACTACTGCGACGGCACCACGCGCCGGGGCTATACGGGCGATGGCAAGGGCGGCTTCACGGTGGCCGAGGAAAGCGATAGCCCCAGCTGCGGCTACAGCCCGCCCGCCGCGCTCACCTGCGATTTGGGCAGCGCCAGCGTGAGCCAGGTGGCCACCGCCACCGGGGCCACGCTCACGGCCAAGCTCACGGGCACGGCCAACGGCCAGGTGCAGTACCGCCTTGATGGGGGCACCGAGCAATCGGGGTCTATTTTCTACGACGTGGCCCCGGGCGCGCACGTGGTGAGCCTGCGCGACGATGGGCTGAGCGGCTGCACCCGCACGGTGCAGGTCACGGTGGCCGCCCCGCCGCCGCCGGCCGCGCCACTCGGGCCCAGCCAGGGCCTCGACCTGGTGGGGCAACCGCTGTGGTACCCGGTGCCCAACGTGCCGAGTGGGGCTGAGGTCACGCTGGAGCTGTGGGCCGAGAGCGCCCACGGGGCCGATGACTTCGCCCTGGTCGTGACCCTGCGCAAGCGGCCCAATGTGGCGGGCAAGGTCAGCTTTCGCCTCGATACGCTGCTCTGGCCGCTGCTGCGGGCCTTCGTGCCGCCCACGGCCGGCCCGCTGGCCACGCAGCTTTGCACTACCAACCTGTGTAACTACTACGTGCGCACCACCCGCACCCTGGCCGGCCAGGCGCCGGTAGTGGCCACCAGCCCCGTGCGCACGGCCCTGCGCGGCGGGCTGCCGCCCGAGTGGCCCAGCCCCGACTACGCGGCCTTCCAGGCGACCTTTGACTACGCGCCCTTCCTGAGCTGGCAGCCCAATGGCGCCGGCACCTACGCCAGTGGCACCGCCAAGGCCGTGACCTACCAGCAGCCCGAATGGCTGTTCTGGCTCGTACCCCCGGCCGCGACGAGCGAGGCGCTGTGCGTGCGCCGCCGCTACGACCAGCCTGCGGGTACCGTAGTCACCGACACGGAAACCCTGAGCCGGCCGGCCGCGCGCGGCTGGGCCTACCGGCTGCTGGCCATTCCGCTGGCCCCCACCCGGCCGGGCTACGCCTACCTGAGCGTGCAGGTGGAAACGGCGGCCGGGGCGCCGCGCAGCCCGCTGGCCTACTTCGGCTTCGTGGAGGCCAGCGAGCGCACCCGCTACCTGCTGTTCACCAACTCGCTCGGCGGCCTCGACACCTTGCGCGGGGAGGGTCGGCTGGAAGCCACGCTCGAAGCCACCACCGACAAGGTGGAGCGCCCCGCCCGCCCGGGCGACGGGCCGGCCACGCCCGACCGCTGGGTGAGCGAGGTGAGTGCCAGCCGCAAGCTCAAGCTGGCCACCGGCTGGCTCTCGCCGGCGGAGCTGGATTGGCTGCAAGAGCTGGTGCTCACCCGCGAGCTGTGGCAGCAGGTGGGCACCCAGCTGCGGCCCCTGGACTGGCCCAAGCGCAGCCTGGCCACCTACGGCGACGAGCCGGGCCTGCGCGGGCTGCTGCTCGAATGCGACTACGCCTACACGCCCACCGCCTACGCCCCCACGCCTTATGCTTGAGCTATTTAGCGCCGGCCAGCCCGTGCACCTGAGCCCCGCGACCACGGTGCAGGTGGAAACCAACTCGCCCCTGTTCGATGCCGACACCATCAAGGGCAGCTTCTCCTACTCGTTCGGCGTGCCGGCCGGCCCCAACGGGCGGGTGTACGGCTGGCCCGAGCGCCCCGACCTGGGCGCGGTGCCGGGGGCCACGCGCCCGGCCGAGCTGCGGGCCGATGGCCTGCCGGTGCTGGTGGGCACCCAGCGCGTGAAAACGGCGACCAGCAGCAAGTACAGTGTGAGCGTGCAGGGGGGCTTGTCGGGGGCGGGCCTGAGCGAGCGGCTGCTGAGTTCGTTTGCTTACGGCGGGCTGCGCGAGGTGCCGCGCTGGGTGCCGGTGCCGGGCAGCGGCGGCGACTTTCAGATGCCGGGCCTGGTGCTGCACGCCAACGAGGTCGTGGCCAGCGAGGGCGCCTACCCCTACGTGTTTGCCCCCCTGCGCAACGAGTACATCAACGAGGCCACGGCCGCGCTGCCGGGCTTCGATGCCAAGAACATCGACCCGCTCAATTACCCCTACGAGGCGGTTAATCGCTGGATAATCAATGCCACCGCCTTTCTGGGGCTGCCGGCCGGGGGCAGCTTTGGCTACAACATCGACTTTAAGGTGCCGGGTGGGGTGGTGTACGGCGTGTTTACGGTGCTGCCCCACTACTGCCCCTTTCCCAAGCTGCGCTACGTGCTGCAAAGCATTTGCGAGGAGAGCGGCCTGGTGGTGGACGTGGCCCAGCTGCTGCCCGGCGAGCTGGGGGAGTTGGTGGTGGTCAGCAATGCGCTGCTGGTGGATAGGGGCGACCTGGCGGCCCTGCGCTTCAGCCTGGCCGACGTGGTGCCCGAGCTGACAGTGGCCCAGCTGCTGGCGGCCCTGCGCCAGGATTTCGGCATCGTGGTGTACGTGGACCCGCTCACCCAGCGCGTGCGCTCGCGCTACCTGGCCGAGCAGGTAGCCCCCGGCGCGCCCTTCGTGGACTGGAGCACGCGCCTGGCCGGGCCGCCGGAAGTGACGCTCGACGACGCGGCGGGCCTCACGCTCTCGCCGCACGTGGATGGGACCGACGAGCTGACCAAGGACTTGCTCACCCAGCAGCCCGACCCGGCCCTGGTGCTGCCGGCCGTGGCCACCGTGGCCGACCTGCCGGCCACGGCCGTCCTGCTCACCGCCAACCCCCAGAACGGGCAGGTGCGCCAGGTGCTGGCCACGGCGACCTACTACACCTGCACGCTGAGCTACCTCGACGGGGTGAGCGTGACGCTCACCTGGACGCCGCTGGTGGTGGCCCTGCCGGCCATTGCCGTGCTGGGTGGGGGCGAGGTGCAGGAGCAGGCCACGTGCTACACGGTGGAGCGCCCCACGCGCTGCACCGAGAACCTGGTGACCACGTGCGTGCTGCCGGCCATCTCGCAGCCGCTCTTTCGGGCCGACCAGCCGGCGGGCGGGGCCAATGCCAGCCAGGACGTGGGGAGCCGCAGCGCGGAGTTGCGGCTGCTGTTCTACAACGGGCTCCAAAAAGTCAGCGACGGGGTGAACGTGTACCCGCAGCTCTCGCACCAGAGCCGCAGTGGCGCCTACTCCGTGCGCCTGGCCGGGGCCACCGGCACCTACGCCCAGTGGCTCCAGGACTGGCTGCCCGTGCAGCTGAGCCCGGTGAGCTACAAGCAGCCGCTCCAGCTCACGGCCCTCGACCTGGCCCGGCTCGACCCCACCCAGCCGCTGCGCCTCGACGGGGTGCCCTTCCTGCTGCGCAAGCTCACGGCCACGCTGCCCCTGCGCAAGGCGGCCACGGCCGAGCTGGTGCGCCTGTTTTAAAAACGGCCACAGGATACGGAAAGGGGGGAGGAAGGGGCTGAAAAAACGGGCCGGTTCTGAAAAAATAAATTTGCCAGTTCCTCCCCAGGATTTGCCAGTTGTTCCCCAGGTGGGCAGGGGAGGCACCGGCAGGTAACCCGGCAGTTGCCGGCCGGCCCTGGGCTGGCGGCTGGCAATTGCCAGGTTTGGGCGGCCCGCTTGCCGGCCTACTACCCGGCGGCCCAAAAGTGCTTCTTGGGCGCCATGAACCCTCACCTCGACCTCAAGCGTCACCCCTCGGCCCACGGCTGCACCCTGGGCGAATTGTCAATTGACGGAAAATTCTTCTGCTGGACACTGGAAGACCAGGTGCGCCCGGCCGGCGACGTGGTACCCGGCCAAACGGCCATCCCGGCCGGCACCTACCCCGTGACCCTGGAGCGCAGCCCGGCCTTTCGGATGCTCACCCCGCGCCTGGGCGGCGCGCTGGCCGGCCGGGGCGTGCTTCTGCACCCCGGCAACGGCGCGGCCGATACCCGGGGCTGCATTTTGGTGGGCCTGGCCCGGCTGCCCAGCAACACCAAGATTTACAAGAGCCAGGAAGCATTTGAGCGGTTGATGGGCAAGCTGCTGCCGGCCACCACTATCACGCTCACCATTCGCTAGGCCCGTGCTGCTGCCCCTGCCCGCCAACGAGTGCCTGAACCTGGGCGGGGTGCGGGCCCTGCGCGTGTGGCCGGCCCGCAACGTGCTGGCCCTGCCCCGCGACGCCACCCAGCCCCTGAGTCTGCGCGACCCGCTGGACTACTGCGATATCTTCTTTGCCCCCGACTCGGCCGGCTTCGAGGAGCCCGAGGCCACCGACGCCCAGGGCGAGTTCTACAAGGCCAGCTTGCAGCTGGTCATTGCCCACGACGCGCCCGACCGGCAGGCGGCCGTGGCCCGGCTGCGGGCCGTGCGCTACTTCGTGGCCGCCTACACCGACGCCAACGGGCTGACGAAGCTGGTGGGCACCCCCGACCATCCGCTGCGCCTCACGGCTGGGCTGGAAACGGGCAAGCGCCCCGGCGACCGCAACGGCTACCCGCTCAGCTTCGCCGGCCTCACGCCCGAGCCGGCGCTGGTCTACCTCCTTGAGTCCCCCACCACGCCGGCCCCGGCCCCGCGCGCCTTCGCGGCCGGCTTCGGGCCGGGCTTCAGCTAACTCCCTTTTATGGCTACTCCTACCAATACTGCCATCGACCAAAAGCTGGTCGATAACACCACCGCGCTCATCACGCCGGCGCTGCTGCGCACGGTGCTGCACCAGCTGGCCAACCTGGGGGCCAACGAGCGCATCGGCGGCCTCAAGTCGGTCATCTACCTCACCCAGGCCGAGGCCGTGGCGGCGGGCCGGGCGGGCGTGGCCACGCTCGACCAGCTCGACCCGCTCACGTGCAGCACGGGCACGCTGGCCTATATCGACCTGCCGCCCACCGGCACCGCCCGCTGGCGGGTGCTCGTGTACGATGAGCGCCCGCTCGGTAGCGTAGGCCAGGTAAACGCCTACTTCGATGGCAGCGGCACGCGCAATTATAACCTCTCGCCAACGACGGGCCTGGCGTCGTTGAAGTGGGTGGAGCAGGGCAGCCAGGCGGAGGCCGTGGCCAACCTGCGGCGCTACTCCAGCCAGATTGCGGACTGGCAGTTGGACGAGACGATGAAAATCGAGCTGAGCGGGAAAGATGCCTTCTTCTCGGCCAAGGTTGTCGGCGGGCCGTTTCCCGCGCCCACGACGGCCGGGGTGAGTACGGCCCTCTGGAAGGCGGCCACGGTCAGCGGCACTACTAGCGCCGGCCCGGTGCTCAGCCAAAGCCTGACGCTGGCCCAGGCCCAGGCCATCAACCACGACCAGGCGGCGGCGGGGATGCTCTACCTGATTGACTTCGGCCCCGACCCGAACGGCTACACGCAGACCATCAGCTTGCTGGGCGTCAGCGATAACTCGTTCTCCATTCGCGGCATCTGCGAGGCCAACGGGGTGCAAACCGCCGTGCGCGTGAACGTGGACTCGGGCGTATTTGGCGAGGAGGCCAGCTACCTCACCCTCATCGTGACGGACGTGAGCGCGGCCAAGCGGTCGGCCGTCGTCTCGGCCGTGGCTAACAGCGTGGCTAACGGCGGGCTGGCCACGTGCCTCGACTCGGCGGCGCTGGCCCCGGGCGACGCGCTGACGCCGGCCGACTACGTGGCCCGCGAGTTTATCGACGTGCTGGCCAACGCCGGCTACCTCTACAAGTGCTACCTCGACGTGAACGGCCAGGTGGTGTGGGTGCGCCTCAAGATTCAATAAGCTGATGAACAACGTATTGATTCGGCCCGATGGCCTGGCGCTGGCCGGCCCCACGGGCAAGTTATTAGGCATTGACCAGGCCCGCCGGGCCACGGCCCAGCCCGATTTGGCGCCCCGCGTGGGCATCGCCACCAACTCTACCCGCTGGGCGGCGGTTGGGCAGTGGGATGGGCTGGTGGCCAGCCAGCGCCAGGACATTGTGATGCCCTTCCCCGTGGCCGTGAACAACTACGACCCGGCGGCCGACCTGCCCACCTACACGCTCACGTTTCAGGTGACGGGCACCCCGGGCGAGGGCGTGCAGGTGCTGGGCTGCTGCGAGAGCGACGCCCCCATCCGCCTCTGGCTGGATGGCAAGGTGCTGGCCAGCTACGCCTTGGCTGTGAACGACTACACCGACCTGCGCCGGGTGCTGGGCGCCGTGTGGGGGCTGCCGGCCGGCACCCACACGCTGGGCGTGCAGAAGCTGCACACCAGCGGCAGCTACGCCCCCGGCGTGCTCATTGGCGGGGCCTGGGTGTACACCCGCGTCAGCACCTACAAGTAGCCGCCAAAACCGTCCTACGCCTCGCCTGCTAAAAAAGCGAACATTGTAGAGCCTCCCACCGGGGGCTCTACGCATGTACGACCTACTCACTAGTTCCTGCTGGGCCCTGGAGGCCAAGTTCTACTCGCTGGCCAAGGGCCGCATCCTGGCCCGGCTGGGCAAGGGGCTGCCCGGGCTCTCCGCCGACGAGGCCCGCCCGCGGCACTACGCCCACGTGGATGCCCAGGGCTACCCCAGCATGTGGGTCACCGAGGCCGGCGAACTGGCCGGCGTGCAGGTGCAGCCCCAGGGCCACGGCCTGAACCTGGCCTCGGGCATTGCCCAGGTGCTGGCCGGGCGCAGTGGCGGGGCTGGCTCGGCCAACACCAGCGGCTCGAAAGTGGCCGTGATTCCCATTCAGGGCACGGTGCAGAAGCGCGGCGGCTACTGCACGCTGGGTACCAAAGACCTGGTGGCCCAGCTGCAAGCTGCCAACCGAGACCCCGAAATCTCGGCCATCGTGCTCGACATCGACTCGCCCGGCGGGCAGGTCGATGGCACCGAGGAGCTGGCCCAGGCCGTGGCCCAGAGCGGCAAGCCCGTGGTGGCCTACATCGATGGGCTGGGTGCCTCGGCCGCGTACTGGATTGCCTCGCAGGCCAGCCACATCTTCATCAACTCGGCCTCGACCGGGTATGCGGGCTCGCTGGGGGTGCTCTGCATGAGTATCAACCAGTCGGTCTTCCTGGAAAAGCAGGGCGTGAAGGTGGAGATTCTGCGCTCCAGCCGCGCCGTGGACAAGGCCCGCGTGAACCCGGTGGAGGCAATGGATGACTCCGTGCGTGCCGCCGTGCAGGCTGACCTCGACCAGATTGGCGACACCTTCATTGCAGCCGTGACCCAGGGCCGCGCCGGCAAGCTCTCGACTAAGGAGGACGTGTTCACGGGCAAGGTCTACAAGGGCTCGGACGCCAAGAAACACGGCCTGGTCGATGCCATCGGCTCGCTGCAAGATGCCGTCAACAAAGCCGCCCAGCTCGCGCAGTCGGGCGGCGGAACTTCCGCTTCATCCTTTACCCAAAACTTCAACGCAACATGGTCAAATTCCCAAAAGTCCTAGGCTTTCTGAACCTCAAATCGGGCACCGACCCGGTGACCGAAGCCAACCTGCAAGCTGCTGAGGACCAGATTGCCCAGCTAGAGCAGGCGAAGACTACCGCCGACCTGAAGGTTTCCGAAACGGAGGCCGCCCTCAAAACGGCCCAGGAAGAGCAGGCAAAGACGGCGGCCAGCCTCCAAAAGGCCGAAGAGAAAGCTGCCACCCTCGAAGAGTGGAAGAAAAACCAGGCCACTGTCGATGGCCGCGAAGAGGACGAGAGCAACACGCTCGACGGCAAACCGGAGGCCAGCGAGCCCTGGGAAAAACTCTCGGTCTCGGCAATTGCCAGCACGAAGAAGCGCCTGGGCGAGAAGTAGGCCGCCCGGCAAGTAACTCATTTATTCACCTTTAGCTAAAATTTCCGGCATAACTAGCTGGCATTCCTAGCATGGACAAAGCAATCGACTTCTCGGGCCTCGGCTCCAAAATTGCCAGCTATACCCTGCGTGAGGCAGGGGCGCTGCTCACCACCATCCTCATCACGGACCAGTCGTTTCTGGCCTACATGGAGCTGTACCCCGACGTGACCGACCAGCTGGCCCTGACCCAGATGTTCGTAACGTCGGTGCTACAGCCCGGCGGCAAGGATACCTTCGACCCCAAGGGCACGGTGGGCTTCAAGAACCGCATCGGCCAGGTGCGGGCCTGCAAAATCGACTACACCCTGACGCCCACCACCATCACCGCGATGTGGAAGGGCTACCTGGGCCGCATCGCCAAGAGCACCCGCGGCAACGTGTACGACGTGCCGTTTCAGCAGTACATCATCGACAAGCTGGCCGAGCGGGCTAAGGAGGAAATGCACCTCGACGCCGTGTTCAAGGGCGTCTACAACGCCGACAAGAAGCAGGCGTCCCGCGTGTTCAACGGCCTGTTGCCCTTGATGTCGCAATCGGGCGTTATCGCGGCCAAGCAGATTTACGCCGGTGCCCCGATTACCCAGACCAATGCCATCGACCAGCTCGAAGGCATTGCCGACCTGGTGCCCTCGCACCTCATCAACAAGGACTTGGTGATGCTGGTGGAGCCCAGCACGGCCAAGTTCTACAACCGTGACTACCGCGCCACCTTCGGCGGCAACATCAACAACACGGGCGGCTTCGAGCACAAGCTGCTCGACGGCACCAACATCACGATTGTGCCCGAGCCGGGCCTGGCCGACACGGGCGGCATTATCTGCACCCTGCGCAACAACCTGGTGTGGATGACCGGCCCGCTGGGGGGCGGCCCCAACTCGTTCATCATCGAGAAGAACCGCCGCAACGTGGACATCATGGCTGATTTCGAGGCCGCGCCCGACTTCGCTATTGCCGAGTACGTGTGGACGAACGACAAGGCCCTGGAGGCCGGGCGGGCGCTCATCGCGGCCGAAGCCGCTGAGCCGGCCAGCTAGGCCGGCTAGCCCCGGCCGCCGGGCGGCGGCCGGGGCCTTGCTGCCTGATTGCCTACCCATCTCACCCCCGCCTTTGCTGCTGCCTGTTTTTTAACTTCTTGACTATGTGCGTTCAAGTTCCCATTGAGGCTATCGAGATTGACTCGTGCCCGAACCCAGGCGGCCTGACCGACCTGCACGTGATGCGTCGGCGCGACGTGCTCACCTTCCCCGACCCCGACGATGACAAGGTGACCCTGAGCAAGGCCATCGTGCCCAAGACGGGCGCTGGCTTCGTGCCCTGGGACTTCGCCACCGATACGGGCGAGGTCAACCACAAATCGACCGGCGACGCCGGCAACCAGAGCATCACGCAGGAGCTGAATACCTACTTGCCCCGGGGCGACGCCAAGATTGACGCCGTGATTAACGCGGCGCTCAACGGCGATTTCATCGTGGCCGGCCGCGACAGCAACGGCAACGTGCGCATCTGCGGCGACAAAAACCGGGGCGTGAAATTCGAGCACGACTACAAGTCGGGCAAGAAGGGCTCGGACAAAAACGGCACCGACTTCAAGTTCTCGGGCGAGGGCTTCGGCCACGTGCCCTACTACTACACGGCTGCCCTGCCGATTAAGGCCGCCGCCACTGTCGTCAGCGGTAGCTAATCTCCCCACGCTTTTACCCGCTCTTTGCGATGCTGAAACAGTTTAGACTTGTGAACACGAAGGGGCTTAAAGCCCTGAACTTCGGCGGTGACACCATCCCGCTCGACCAGATTGACGACGCGCTGGCCGAGAAGCTCATTGGCAAAACCCACGTGCTGGAGCGCGTAGCGGCCGAGCCCACCGGCACCACGCCGGTAACGCTGGCGCTGGCCGAAGCCAGTGACCCCGATAAAAAAAAAGAGTAAGCCGCAAGGCTAGCGCCAAACAGTAACTGCAAAAAGCCCCGCCTCTCATCAGGCGAGGCTTTTTTGTTGCTACCTTCGCCCCGCGAATTACCTGTTACCCTTCTTGTCAAAAACGCCCCCGGTCGAGCCCTTTGGAATCGGCCGGGGGAGCGTGCGGGTGTAAGTCCCGCAGTTTCTGGGGCGTTTTGACGTACCAGGTAATTCGCAGCGACTTCCTCGGCTTTCCCCTGGCCCGCTGCCATGCCCATTCCGGCTAACATCTTCTCTTCGCGGCTTGACCCCCTGGCCCCTTATCTGGCCCAGGGCATCTCCATTGATTCGGAGCTGATGGAAGTGCTGGAGAACCTGCTGCCGCCCAAGAAGGTAGATGCGGTGGTCAAGCTCTTGGATAAACTGTTGGAGAACCCGCTGGGTGCGCGGGTGCTGCTGCTCACCATGCGCTTTCGCCTCGACGAGTGGCTAGAGGCCAGCGAGGAGCGGTTGCAGCGCATCAACCGCGACCTGGAGCCCTTCGAGTGGCTGGCCACCAGCGACCACCTGGAGGTGGCGCAGACCTTCCGCGAACTGCTCTGATTCCGTCCTATTAGCGGGTTGCCGATTAGGCGAGCTTTGATTTCAATCATCCTGAAATCAACGCCTGCCGATAATGCAACACGACTTAGAAGAGATAGTTAGCTGGCTCGAAGCCGGCGAAGCAGCCGATTACCGCGCCGGAGTGCTGCTCCTGCAGGAACACAGCGGCAACCGGAGCCTGGTCAACAACCTGCTCAAAAAGGAGTCGGCTACTAACAGGGCGAAACTGCATTACGAGCTGGTTAAAATCGGCTGCGGGGGCCACATGGAAGCCGTGAGCGAGGTGCTCAACCACTTTGCCCAGGCCGTGCAGGGCGCGGTGCCGGCGGTGCAGCAGGTGGCCGCCGTACTCACGGCCCAGGACTTCCCCGCCCAGCCCGACCCCGAGCACGTGCCGGAGGCGGTAGCCAGCCAGGTCGATGCCCTCACGCAGCTCATGTCCCGGCTCCACAACCAGCGGTGCCAGCTCAGCAACAGTTTGGCTGAACTCGACCCGGCCGAGGGCCCCCGCGTCGTCGGCGAAATCCTGAGCCTGCAAAACCAGTACAACGCCCTGGCCGAGAAGCGCCGCCGCGTAGTGGAGGGTGGCCAGCCGGCCCCGGCCGCCGACGTGGCCGGCCAGCTGGGTATCGCCCCAGCAGATACCGAAGCCTTTACGCAGGCCGTAGGCCAGGCTGCTGAGGCAGTGGCCGGCGAAGCGGCCCCGGGCGCGGCGCCCGCCCCGGTGGTCGATAAGGCTGCCCTGCTTCAGCAGCGCAACAGCCTGCGCTCCCGCGTCAGCAAAAGCCGCAAGGCATCCACCGAGGCCAAGACGGAGGAGAAGCGCAGCGAGCACGCCCAGAAGGTGGGCCGCCTCGAAGCCGAGCTGAGCATCATCGACTTGCAGCTGGCGCTGCCGCAGGCATGAGGCAGCTGCTGACCCTGCTGGCGCTGCTGAGCCTGGTGGCCAGCTGCACCCCGCCCCGGCTCATGGAGGCCCCCCGCCCGGCCCGCCACGATTACCACCACCGGCAGCGCACCCACGAGCGGGAGCGCCGCCACCGTACCCCCTCCGCTATTTTATGGAGCTAGCCATTACCTGGCTGCCGGCCACGCGCCGGCTCGACCAGCTCACGCCGCTCGAAAACAACCCGTTCGGCAAAATTACCCAGGAGAAGCGCCGGCGCCTGGAAACCAAGCTGCGCGAGCTGGGGGTGTTCGAGGCGGCCACCGTTGACACCGACGGCGTGCTGCTCACCTTCAACAAGCGCCACAACCTGCTGCTGGGCATGTATGGCCCCGCCTACGAGGTGAACGTACTCATTGCCGCTGAGCCCCTGCCGGCCGCCGTGCGCCAGAAAATCATCCTGGCCTCGAACGTGAACGAGGGCGAGTGGATTGACGAGATTCTACGCCAGGACTACGCCGACGTGCTCGATGAGATGGGCGTGCAGCTGTCGGAGATGGATGCCCTGGTAGCCGAGGCCGGCGGGGCCGGCAAGGAAGCCGAGCCGGAGTACCCCATCGTGGCCGAGTTCAGCGAGAAATACAGCGCCTACATCATTGTGTGCCGCAATGAGATAGACGAGAACAACGTGCGTGAGCTGCTGGGCGTGGAGAAGCGCCAGAGCTACAAGAGCCAGGAAGTGGGGCAGACCCACGTAATCGAGGCCAAAGCCTTCTCGGAGCGATGCAAGTTGAAGTAGTCATTCCCAGCCACAAGCGGGCCGGGCGTATTGCCACGCTCGGCCTGCTGCCCTCGGCCATCGTGTGCATCCCCGAGAGCCAGGCCCCCGAGTACCGCGCGGCGCACCCGGGCGCGCAGCTGGTCACGCACCCCGACAGCGTGCTGGGCCTGCAAGCCAAGCGCAACTGGATGTATAAGCACTTCGGCAACCTGCTCATGGTCGATGATGACCTAACGGACTTCCGGCGCCTCTACCTGCCGGCCGGCGAGCCGGTGAGCGTGCAGAGCGAGGCCCGCATCCTGGCCATCATCAACGAGACGGCCTACGCGGCCAAGCAGTCGGGCTCGTTCCTGTTTGGGTTCAACAGCAACCCCAACCCCACGATGTACAAGGCCCTGAACCCCATCCAGCTCACGGGCTGGGTGAACGGCTGCGCCCAGGGCCTGCTCGCCGGCTCGAAGCTCTGGTGGAGCACCGACATCAAATGCAACTGCGATTACTGGATTTCGGCCCTGAACGCCTACCACCACCGCACCATCTGGAAGGACACCCGCTTCACCTTCATCCAGGCCGACACCTTCACGGGCGCCGGCGGCCAGGCCGAGTTCCGCAACATGGAAGCCGAGGCGGCCGACTTCGAGCTGCTGGTGCGCTGCTTTGGCGATGCCATCCAGAAGAAGAAGGATAGCAAGCTGGCCAAGCGCAAGCACGAATTTCAGAAGACGCTGAAGTTGCCGTTTTGAGTAGAGTTACTATGTTTGTGATGTACTCGCCCCTAAATCAACATGGCAAAATTCCCAATAGGTACTGCGGTTTCGTTAAAATCCAATGATGGCCCTAATATGATTGTGTCAGCATACTGGTCTTCTGGGGCACTGACTTATACTCCTCCTTCCCAAGGGGCAGCTACTTGTAACTGTGTTTACTGGGATAAGAACTCTTGTGAATTTAAAGTCTTAAAAATTCACGAAGATTGCTTGAAATAATTTAAGCTATCACAGCATTAAAAAGCCCCCAGTGATTACCACTGAGGGCTTTTTTCTTTTTTAGCAAGACTCATGAAACTCATCACCGAGCGCAGACTGAATCCTAATGCCAGTTGCAATACCATCTAAATCCGGGAAAAGCATATCGTGACGTATGCCCAAGCGAAAAAGAGAGCGTTGGATTTCAGATGCGGTTTCTGCACTAAATTCTAATTTGCTGATTGCTAAAGCAGGTTCCTCTTCAAAATCTTTTTCAAAAGGCTCGCAGGGAAGAGGTTGAATTGAGAATAAGCCACCTTGTCCTGTAATTCTGGGAGTTATGTGAGGAGGGAAGAAAAAGCCAGGCTCTTTAATTTCCCAAGGGGTGCTATGCAATGTAATATCAATGTACTGGCAGAAGTGCGCAATGTAAACAGCGCCACCTGCAGGATTACATCCTTGAATGATTCCGTAGCCGTCTACTTGAGGCAACGTAGCGAAATAGGCAGCTACAAGAGGGCTAGTAGACCAATCCAAGAGTCTAGTTGGCAGGCCATGATGCTGCGCTATGGCGAGCCATTCCCAATCATTAATAGGCTGATAAGAGCTTTTATTAACTCCCCTCAGCTTAAATTTAGTCAATGATTCTCGCTCATTTGTATCCCATCTGTTGTCACGTCCAACAGACGGGATTAACTGGTAGTTTTTGTTTTGTACACCACGAAAAACATGGTGGCCGCAGGTGCATGCGAGAAAGTGGTCTTTAAGCTCGTTAAACGATTTAATCTCTATAGTCTCCATAGGCTCACAAGTTACATATAAAGCCCCTGGTGACTGCCACCAGGGGCTTTTTCATGCCCTTTTGGCTGTAGATAAATAACGTGTTTTTATGTAAAAAAAGGTTGTAAAAATTAGTGTAACTCGCTGTGTATGAAGACCTTTATACTATCAAATCACCCACACAACCCCCACACAATGAGCACGTTAATTCAAGCACCCGCCAAGCGCAAAGCCCGCCGCATCGCCAACTTCGTTCCCCCCGTGGAAGCGCCCCAGGTAGTGGCCGAGCCCACGCCCGCTCCGGTCGAGCTGCCGGTTATCACGACCTCAGTGCCGTGCCCCGCGCCGGTCGCGCCCACAGGCGCCCTGGCTGAGCTGTTGGCCTGCCCGGTGCCGGCGAGCACCCGCACCTACGCGCCGGTGAGCCACCTGGGCCTCATCGAGGCCGTGAAGGAAGAACTCGATAAGCGGGGCCTGGTGCTCAAGGATGAGCGCTACCAGCACAACCGCAACGGCCAGCAGCTATTTGGCCACATGACCGTCGGCGGCGGCAACGGCGAGCAGGATTTGGCCCTGGGCTTCCGCAACAGCTACGACAAGAGCTTGCTGCTCGGGGCCGCTGCCGGCGCCCGCGTCATTGTCTGCTCCAACCTCATGTTTGCGGGCGACTTCAAGGTGCAGGCGATGCACACGCCCAGCGGCCTGTCGGCCGGGCTCCAAAGCCTGGTGCGCGGGGTGGTCGATAACCTCGAAGGTCAGTTCAAGCGCATCCAGCTTGATACCGAGAAGCTTAAGCAGGTGGAAGTGAACCCGCGTCTGATTCATGAAATCCTGGGCGAGCTATTCTACTCGGAGTCGGTGGTGAGCGAGGCGCAGCTGCGCATCATTCGCGGTGAGCTGAAAGAGCAAACCAACTTCGGTAATAATACCCTTTGGGATATATATAACCACACTACGGAAGCCTTAAAGACCACGCCCAGCGGCCTGGTTATCGGCCGCCACATCGAGGCGCACCAGTTCTACATGCAGCGCGCCTAAGTCCCTTACCACCACCCGCGTACCTGTGCCCCTGGCTGCCAGCCAGCCGGGGGCCTGGCTACGCCTTTGCCTGAACCAAATGAGTAAGTACGATTTAAGAACCGCCAAGGGCCACGATTTCTACCAGGTATCGAGCGCCTTTCAAAAGTGCATCCGCCGGGGCCTCGAAGAAGAGGCCATGTATTGGGCCGTGGAGCTGTTCAACTCCAACTACGGGGAGTACGTGTGGAAGCGCCTGCGCATCATGGCCAGCGAGGACGTGGGCCTGGCCCAGCCGGGCATCGTGAGCGATATCCACGCCCTGTATCAGCATTACAAGTGGCAGGCGGCCAAGAAGGATGATAAGAACCAGCCCGAGCGCCTGTTCCTGACCCACGCCGTGCTGCTGCTCTGCCGCGCCCCCAAGAGCCGGCTGGTGGATTGGGTGCTGATTGCCCAGTGGCGCCTGCACGAGCACGTGCACCTGCCCATCCCTGATTTTGCGCTCGACAAGCACAACGAGGCGGGGCGGCGGCTGGGGCGGGGCTGGAAGCACTTTTTTGAGGAAGGCAGCCACCTCGAAAACCTGGCCGACGTGCCCGGCGAGGCCGAGGCCCGCCTGAAGGCAATGCAGGCCATCAGCAGCCCCGAGCCGGGGTTATTCGACCTCGATGGTAATGCCCAAGGGTGACCAGAAGGCCCGCGTGATGGCCAAGCACGCGCTAAGCGAGCCGGGCTACTACGCCTTCTCGGCGCAGGTGGGCCAACAGCGCCACTTCAATGTGCAGACCGCCAAACTGCTTGCGGCCTGCGGATTGAACCCGCTGCGCCTGCTCGATGCGCTGAGCCGGCCGGCCCCGCCCGACGTGCTGGACGATGCGCAGCTGCTGGAGTGGCTGTGCAGCGAATGCGACTGCCCCATGACCGTGCTGCGGGCCTACGTCGGGGTAGGGGGGGAGCAGCCCGATGGCAGCGAGTGGGGCCGCATCGCGGCCGGGCTCAACAGCACCACCGAGGCCAGCCTGCGGCGGTGGGGCGACGTGAACCACCTCACCCCGCAGCTGCTGCGCCGCTACTGTGACCCCGAGGGCCTGCCGCTCGACACGCAGGCCGACATTCTCAGCGCCGACTACGACGGCGAGCCCCTGGAGCCCGAGGCCCTGTGGCAATTCATCATCGCCCACCCCGCCGGCCAGCACACCTACCGGCCCCAGAGCTACGGCCACCGCCTGGCCGAGCAGTTCCGACGAGTGGCGGGCTTCCGCCTCACCTGGGCTTACGCCAGCACCTTGCTCAAGCTCATGCAGGTGGCGGAAGATGAGGCGGGTGATTGCCCCTTTTAGCCACGAGGCCCGGCCGGCAATTGCCAACCGGGCCTCAACCTAATTGCCCTGGGCATCTCAACTCCCAAAGCAGGCGCAAAGCTACGCCCAGGGGGAATAAATACCTTAAAAATAACGAGTTAAAGGAAGTTGAAAATTAGTGTAATCCGTTGTGTATGAAGACCTTTACACTATCAAAATCACTCACCTAACCACCCCCACACAGTGACCGCTCAAATCAACCAGGCCGCCGTTGCGCTGGCTATCCTTATCGTGCAATCCGAATATGCCGTGCGCATTACCCAACTGCGCCCCTCGCCCGAAATGCCGGCTGGCTACCGGGGCGCGGCCACTCTCTACAACCACGGCTTTTTCTATTCCTTTTGGTTCGACTTCACAGGTGAGAACATCTTGGTACGGGTCGAGGGCCTGGGCGTCTTCTCGGCCGAGTGGTTAGACCAGGAGCCCCCGGTGGTGGCCCACGTGGTGCAGCTGCTGCCCCCGCTCGAAGCCTTGCCCCTCGCTGCCTAATTGCCCCTTTCTCGTCTCATACTCCCTACTCCAATGGCTACCGCTAAGAAACCCGCAACCCTCACCATTGAACGCCGCTACCGTCGCGGCAAAGCTGGCATCATTACCTCGCTCAGCAGCCGCCTGCAATTGCCCCCGGCCTGGCTCAAGGCCGCTGGCTTCGCGCCGGGCGACCAGGTGCTGGTAGAGCTAGTGGGCGCGCAGCTGGTGCTGAGCCCGCAACCGGTGCTGTAATACCGTCCTACTGCCGGCCGGGGCGGGGCTACATCTTGAAGGTGTAACCCCGCTTTTTTATGAAAAAACTCGGCAAACCCGACAAAATTGACAAATACCGGCTGCACCTGGTGGAAGGGGCCGACCTCAAGCCCGACGAGCTGGAAATGCTTGCCAAGTATAGAAAGGCCCACGGGCTGCTGTGCCTGGGCTTCAGCCGCAACCAAGTGCTGGCCACCTTGGAGAAGGAATACGAGCTGAGCCAGCCGCAGCTCTACGCCATCGTGCGCGAGAGCATCCTGCTCTACGGCAGCATCGAGGAGGTCGATAAAAAGGGCCTGCGCGTGATTTCCATCGAACAATATAAGCTGCTGGCTAACCTGGCGCGCAAGAATGGCGACATCGGCAATGCCATCAGGGCCACGGAGCTGAGCGACAAGCTACAAGGGCTCTTCGAGGCCGAAAAGACGCTGCTCGACCCCAAAGCCTTCCTGATTCCCGTGCCGATGGATTTCAGCACTGACCCGGCCGTGCTGCGGGAGCAGGAGACGCAGGATATTGATTTTGAAGACGTAAGCGAGGAAGGGGAGGGCGATGCAGCGTAAGGAAGCACCCCGGCGCATCTACGTCAACGAGAAGCAGCGGCAATTTCTGGCCGCCACCCAAAAGCGGCGCAGCTTCGTCGGCGGCCGGGGCTCAGGCAAAACCACCGTGGCCGGCCACGAAACGCGGGTGCAGATGAACTACCTGCCCCGCGCCAAGGGCTTTCTGGCGGGCCTCACCTACACCCAGCTCACCAGCAATACGGTGCCGGCGATGGAAGGCGCCTGGCAGGCCCACGGCCTGCGCGAGTACGACCAGAAGTCGGGCTTTGGGCACTACGTGAAGGGCAAGCGCCCCCCGGCCGAGTGGATTAAGCCCTACCAGCCCCCCAGCAACTACGAGAACGTTATCAGCTTCCCGAATGGCTACACCATTCAGATGCTGAGCATGGACCGGGCCGAGCTGGCCCGGGGCGGCAACTACGACTTCGGCCACATTGATGAGTCGGCCCTGATGAAGGAGGAGCACGTGAACAAGATTCTGCGCCCCATGATTCGGGGCAACATCTACCGCTTTCCCGATAATTACCACCACCAAACCTTCTGCGATTACACGTCCGTGCCTTGGTTGCCGAGTGGCCAGTGGGTGTTCAAAACTGAGGACCTGGCTAAAGAAGACCCCGACAACTACTTCTTTCTGGAATCTACTGCATACGACAACGTAACGGCGCTAGGGGAGAAGTACTTGCGTGACCTGCGTAACGGTATGACGCCCCTGGAGTGGGACGTGGAGGTGATGAATAAGCGCCTGACCAAGCTGCCCAACTCCTTCTATCCCAGCTTTAATGCCGAGAAGCACGGCGTTTGGAAAACCTTTACCTATGTCCACGACGATAAGACGGGGCTCACGCTGAGCATCGACTCTGACCGTGACCCCACCCGTGCGCTGGAGCTATCGTTTGACTTCAACGCTGGCTTTACCTCGGTCATCGTGTGCCAAGAGAACGGCCAGGAGTTTCGCTTCCTAGACGCGCTCTGGGTCAAACAGAGCGAAACCACTGTGCTCGATGCGTTGGTGACCAAACTATGCAACACCTACGAGAGCCACGAGGCGAAGCACGTGGTTATCTACGGTGACCGCAACGGCAACAACAAGCAGGTAGGGGCTAACCTTACCTTCTACCAAACCATCCAGCAGGGCCTGGCGGCCAGGGGGTGGACATCGGTGCTCATGGTGCAGGGCCTCGACCCCGACCACCGCCTTAAGCACATTGCCATCAACGAGCTGCTGGCTGAGAACAACCCGCGCCTGCCGCTGATGCGTTTCAACCGCAACAAGTGTAAGTACCTCATGATTAGTATCCAGCAGTCGCCCATCAAGCCCGACTGGACGAAGGACAAGCGGAGCGAGAGCAGCAGCATCGACCAGGAGCGAGCCACCCACTTGAGCGATTGCTTCGACAACATCGTGTACCGCAAGTACGGGCACCTGTTCGGCCAGGTGCAGGTGCATGAGCCGGTCTACTTCCTGGGCAGAAGCTAGCCCACCTGGTAGCGTAGGTGGCAATTGCCACTAGTAAATACCCAAAAAGGGCCCTGGCGGTAGCGCCAGGGCCCTTTTTGCTGCCCCAGGGGTCGTTCATATATACCCCAAAATTGCCCGATTGGCAATTGCCAAACGCTAAAGGGCGCGCACGGCCGCGTGGGTCAGACAATAATTTTCGGCCCTTTGGCGCGGCGTTCTGCCTGATTTTCAGGGCCTACGCGTCAAAACAGGCAATAACTTATTTCCGTCCTACGCGCCGGCAGGCAAAAGTGGCAATTTGAGTGCCATGCAACGGACTCACATTCACATTCGCACGGCCCTGGCCGAGATGGAGCTGCCGGACGGGCAGGGTCACGCCCGGGCCTTTTCCATCGGCTACTACAAAACCGATGGCACGAAGGGCAGCAAGGCCGCCGTGCGCAAGGGCGGCCTCTCGGGCGGGTCGGCCAGCAGCCCGGCCGGCCCCGAGGGGCGCAGCGCCTTTCGCTACAAGGTCAAGGAGAAGGGCACCGTGCAGCTGGTGGACTGCGCCACCGGCCGGGCCTTCGCCCTCAAAATCTGCCTGCTCACCCATTTCAACGGCCGCCAAATTCAGCACGGGTAATGAAACCACGCGATATCAAAGAGTTAGAGGGCGGCTTGTACATCCTGCCCGGCGCCCAGGCCATCGTAGAGCTGACCAGCAGCGACAAGGCCCAGGACGTGAACTACGGGGCCGCGCCGCTGAGCCAGGGCGGGCTCAAGATTGCGCCCTGGGGCGCCGACAACCTGCAACCGCAGGCCCTGCTGGCGCTGGTGCACAACAACCACCTTAAGCCGCAGCTCATCACCACGGCGCGCGATTTTTTGCTGGGCTCGCGCATCGGGGTGTTCTCGCGCACCATCGTAGACAAGAAAATCGTGCTGGAGCCGGTCCTCGACACGGAGATGGAGGACTGGTACGAGTCGATTGACGGGGATTCGAGCCTGCAAAGCCTGGCCTACAACCTCGAAACATTCGCCAACTTCTTCGCCGTCCTCTCGCTGGTGAGCAAAACCCAGGTAGAGGCCGTGCAGAGCTTCGACTGTACCACCGTGCGCGCCCTGGTCACGAGCAAGCCGAAGCCCGAGAAGTACGCCCTGCACCACGATTGGCGCAACTTCCGCCCCGACGAGGCCCGGATTCTGCCCGCCTACGACCCGCTGAACCCCAGCAAGTTTGGCGAGTGCCTGCTGCACGGCCGCGACTGGACGCCGGGCCAGAAATACTACGACATTCCCCCCTTTTGGGGCGGGCGTAAGTGGACGGAGGTCAGCAACAAGATTCCGCGCTTTCACAGCAGCGGCCTCGACAACGGCTACAACGTCAAGTACCACATCAAGATACCGATGGGCTACTTCGACCAGTTTGGCGACGCTGACAAGAAGAAAAAGGCCGAGCTGGACCTGATGGCCAACATGAACGAGATGCTGGCCGGGGTGGAAAACACGGATAAGGTCTTTGTCAGCAAGTTCGCCGTGGACGCGGCCGGCAAGGCGCTGCCGGGCTGGGAAATCGTGCCTATCGAGAACAAGATGAGCGATAAAGCCTACGATTCGGTGAATCAGCAGGCCAACATTGCCCACACCAGCAGCCACGGCATCGACCCCTCGCTGGCCGGCATCGACACGGGCGGCAAGTTTGGGGGTAGTGGGAGCGAGAAGCGCATCAGCTACCAGCTGCACGTGGCCCTGCGCACGCCCCAGAAGCGCAAGATTTTGCTCAAGCCCTTCCAGGCGGCCAGCAAAATCATGGGCTTCAACCCCCAGCACTTCTTCGGCTTCGAGGACATCGACATTACCACCATCGCCGACAACCCCACGGGGAAGCAGAAGGTGGCCAACTCCTCTATGTAAGGCAAGTATATGTTATTCAAGACGGTAGAAGAATTGCGCACCTGCCTGAGCACGGTGCATAAGCAGAACGCGGACGGGATGCTCTGCTTCGTGGCCCCGGCCGAGCTGCTGCACCTGGTGCCGGTGCTGGGCGAGGGCCTGGTGCAGCAGCTCGGCAGCCTGCCGGCCGATGCGCCGGCCCACCTGCTGGCCCTGCGCGAGCAGTTCCGCGCCCCGCTGGCCTACTACGTGGTGCTGGAGGCGGCCCCCTTCATTGGGGTGAGTATGAACGACAACGGGATGTCCGAAGCTACTAGCTCCGGCGCGGCCCCTACCCGCCAGTGGATGTACAACACCCTCATCGAGGGCGCCGCCTCGATGGCCGATAAGCTGCTCGACCAGGCTCTGGCCTGGCTCGACCGCCACGCGGCCGACTACGCCGACGAGTTGGACTCGCGGGAGTACCGCAGCCGCAAGGGCCTGCTCATTGCCTCGGCTGGCCAGCTGGGCGAGTACCTGGCCACGGCCGGCAGCCGGCGCTTCTTTCTGGCCCTGCTGCCCACCCTGCGCCGGGTCGAGGACTTTGAGATAACGGACTTGCTGGGGGAGGAGCGGTTGGAGCAGCTGCGCGAGGGCCTGGCCAGCGGGGAGGAGCCCAGCCCCGAGGCGGCCAAGCTGCTGCGCCTGGTGCGCCCCGTGCTGGCGCACCGGGCGCTGGCCCAGGGCATCCTCAGCCTGAGCGTGGCCCTCACCGGCACGAGCCTGCGCCTGCTCTCGGATAACGAGGCCGTGCGCGAGCGGCAGGCCGCCCCGCCCGAGGCCCTCTCGGCCCTGAGCCAGCAGGCCGCCGGCCACGCCGACCGCTACCAAGCCAAGCTAGCCGAGTACCTGGACGCGCTCACGCCCACGGCCACCCCGCTCACGGTGGAGCTGTACGACAATTCCGGTAAACCTTCTTTCTGGGTCTAATGCTGCGCTTTTACATCACCGTGCAGGCCGTGGAGCTAACCGCCGTGACCCTGGCCGGGGTCAGCGGCTTTGTGGAAAGCCACGTCTGGTCGCCGGCCTACACCTACTACCTGCTGCTGCTGCTGCTGGTGCTGGACGTGCTCACCAACAACCTCGTGCTTCACAAGCCCTTGGTGCCCCGCAACCTGGCCTTTCGCCTGGTGGCCTACACTGTGCTGCTGAGCTTCGCCCACGGCTTTGCCGAGCACGAGAAGGGCCTGGTGTTCCTGCCGCCCCTGGTGCTGGCCCCCTTCGTGCTGATTCACCTGCGCCGGCTCATCATCAGCTTCGGCAAGCTGGGCCTGGTCGATAGCGACGTGGCCGACCTCCTGCAACGCCGCATCACGCGCCAGGCCGAACAGGAGCCGGCCGCCCCCGAGCCGGCGCCCGCCCCCGAGCCGGCCGCCCCCTTGCTCACCCCCGAACCCGCCCCCGCATGCTAACCTTTCGCCTCGACGGGCGCCCGTACCGGGTGCCCGCGACCTGGGCCGAGCTAACGCCGGCCCAGTTCTTCGCCGCCGCCCCGCACCTGGCTACCCACTCGCTGGCCGCCCGCGTGGCCGTGCTGCGCCTCTGGTGCCCCCAGCTGCGCCCCAAGTACCTGCGCCGGCTCACCGAAACGCAGCTCTTCGACGTGGCCGCCCTGGTGGGCTGGGCCTGGGACAAGCCGCTCGACACGGCGGGCGTCACCGAGTTCACGCACCGGGGCCGCACCTACTGCCTGCCCGAGCCCCGGCTCACCGACGCCGTGTTCATCGAATACGCGATGGCGCAGATTTACTTCCACCAATTTGCCCACCCCCAGCGGCCCCGGGCGCAAGCCCTTGACCAGCTGGTGGCCACGCTCTGCCGGCCGCTGCGCCCCGACCTGGCCACGGTGCAGCAAAACCCAGCCTGGGACGGGCAGCGGCGCGAGCGCTACAACGCCAAGCTGGCCGAGGCCCGCGCCCTGGAGCTGGCCGATGCCCCGCTGGGCGTGAAAATCGTGGTGCTGCACCACTTTTTGGCGGCGCAGCGCTTCCTGCACGCCGCCTTCAAAGAGGTTTTCAAGAAGGCCGAGCCCGGCCCTGGGGGCAAGGCCAAGGCCGGCGACGGTACCGAGCTACTGGAACTGCTGGCCAGCCTGGCCGAGCGCGGCCTCTACGGCCCCTACGAGGCCACCGCCCACACGAGCCTACACACCATTTTGTTCAACCTGGCCCGCGAGGCCCGCCAGCGGCGCGCAGCCGAGAGAGACGCATGAGAATTTCGGAAGCAGGGCTAGCCCTGATTAAGCGCGAGGAGCGGTTTATGCCCCGCAAGTACCTGTGTGCGGCCGGCAAGCCCACCATCGGCTACGGCCACGTGATTCAGCCCAGCGAGGCCCGCTATCACACGGCCACGCTCAGCGAGGCCGAGGCCAGCGCCCTGCTGCTGGCCGACGTCAACAAGCACTACGGCGCCCACGTGGCGGCCCGCCTGCACCGCGACGTGACCCAGAACCAGTTTGATGCCCTGGTGTCGCTGTGCTTCAACATCGGCACCGGGGGCTTCGACCAATCGAGCGTGCTGGCCCTGGCCAACGCCGGCACCACCTCGCCGGAGGTGATACGCCGCGCCTTCGGGCTCTGGTGTCGGATTACAAATCCAAAGACGAGAGTTAAAGAAATCAGTCAAGCGCTCACTACTAGACGTGCTCGTGAAGCTGCGCTTTACTTACAGAAGTAAGGGAAGGCTATTTGTCGAGACCCAACTTAGCTACAATGTACTCTGACCGGCCGAGCCTAGCGGCAGTTGCCAGCTTACCCAGCTTCTCATATTCAGCATCGGTGAAAGAAAGAGAACGGCCTTTTTTTAGGCGTTCAGGTGCTTTAGTGGGGCGGCCAGCGCCGGGCTTATTAGGGGCTTCCATAATGTGCAAAGCTACGGAAACCCAACTAATTTCTTATTCAAGAAAAATAATTTCCTAGCCTATTTTATTGTGTAAGAAAATTGCGTACCTTCGTCATGTTCCAAGTAGGAACACCCAGCCATTAGCAAGCAAAAGAGGCCACCCCTTGCAGGGGGTGACCTCCTATATAGCACCTGTTTGCGCAGGGCTACTGGTTGGGTCGTCACAACCCTATCCACCACAAAATTACATGGAATCGCATGTAAGCGGGAGCATCACGCCCCTAAGCCTGGGCGAACTACGCCAAGCTATCCTCGCCGTACTATTCGGCAACCCCCTCTTCACAGAGGAAGAGCAGTTGTTAGCTAACCACCTCACCCACGAATGCGAGGACACCGAACGCCTGGCCCGGTGGCTGCGCAATGTCCGGTTTCAGGATGCCAAACGCGGCTTCCTGGCCCGTAATCTGGCCGCTATCGATGCCGACCAGCAAGCTGTGTGCGTGAGTGAAACGGCGCAATTGGCCGAGATGGAGGCGCTCTTGCAGTGCCGACTACTCGATAAATGGCAGAAACGCCTTCTCTCCTCGCTCATGGCCAGTGCCAGCCGGATGCCGGGTAGCCGCTTACAGTGGCTGGGGCACAGCTATTTGGCCCTGCTCGAAAACCTGGGCCGAATTCCGACGCAGAAACAAGGGTTTAGCGCACTCCTAGACAACTAGCCTACTATGTCAGATTCTTCAATTAAACATAGCACTGAACAGCAGGAGCCTGCTTGGGCTGAACGGTTCTGGTTAAAAGTGCAGAAAACAGAGGGTGGATGCTGGGAGTGGCAGGCAGCTAAACTCAAGCATCGTGGATACGGAGTTTTTTGCATAGTGGGCGCGCAGGCAGTGCGCGCCCACCGGGTGAGCTACGAGCTTGCCTATGGGCCAATACCCGCTGGTTTACTGGTATGCCATACCTGTGATAATCGCGCTTGCGTGAATCCCGCCCACTTGTTTTTGGGCACACCGAAACAGAATTCGGAAGACATGGTGCAAAAAGGCCGCTCAAACCTGGGCCGTAATGTTCCGACAGGTCGGCCCAAAACGCACTGTAAGCGTGGCCATATTCTAAGCGACGAAAACTTGATAAAAGGGGTAGCTACTCGACAATGTCGGCTTTGTAGAAATGAGCGCAAGAGAAAGAAGCGCTAATGTTAATTTGCGTTTAAAGATATGAAAATAAAATATTTACAGCTGCTCGCCGGGCTCAACCTGTTGGCCAGCTGTACCACGGCCCGCCCGGCCCCAGCCACTGCGCTGCCGGCGACGACGGCCCAACTGGCGCGGCCCGACTCGGTAGCCCTGGGCCTGCCCCCGTACCTGGTGCCCGCCCCGGCCGGCTCTACGCCCCGGCAGCGCCGGCAGTGGCAGCGGGCCCAGGCCCAGAACCTGGCCCGCGCCGGGGTGCTGCCCACCAAAGTCAAAAATAGCAGCGTGGCCACGGCCCCGGGCGCGGTGGCCATCACCCGGCCGGCCTCGTCGGTGGCCGCCGGTGCCGGCAGCGTGGCCACCGATGCGCGCAAGGCCGGCAAGGGCCACGGGGCCTCGGCCGTGGGGCCGGGGGCGGTGGCCACGGCCACGAGCAGCGGCCCGGCCTGGTGGGTGTACCTGGTCGTGGCCGTGCTGGGGGCCGTGGGCTGGGAGCTGTTCTCGGCCAAAGTCGCCCCGGTGCGGCAGCTACTGCGCTGGCGCTTAAGCTGAGTTACACTAAAAAAAGCCGGCGCTAGTAGTGCCGGCTTTTTAGCTGATTACTTATCGGGCCCTTCAGACACCGCAAGGCTGCAAATATAAAGGGGTGGCACTATTGGCCGGCTACGTAGCCGGCCTTTTTCGTCCTACGCCCCGGCTGGCCATTTCACCATCTTGGGAGCATGGCAGACTACCAAGACGATTTTAAGCGCATCCTCGACGAGGAATTGGGCGACTACGCCCAGCGCGCCCTGGAACTGCTCACGCAGGCCATCCAGGCGAAGGGCCTGGTGCTGACGCAGGAGCTGCTTAACTCGCTCCGGACGCAGGTGCTGGCCGCCAGTGCCCAGCACGTGGCCACGATGGGCATCCAGTTCGAGCAGTACGGCCGCATCAAGGACATGAAGGGCCTGAGCCGCACCAAGGCCCCGCCGATTGAGGAAATCGAAGCCTTCGTCAAAAAGGTCGGCGTCAGTCACTTCCAATACGTGCCGGGCTACAAGTATGGACAGTTTCCGCTAGCCTCGAAAACGGCCATTAACCGCATCGCCTGGGGTATTGCCCGCGCCAGCCTGCGCGACAAAGACCAGGTGAAACCCAAGTCGTGGTTTGCCAAAACCTTCTACAGCAGCATCAACAGCTTCATCAACGCGGTCACCGACCGCTACCTGGCCGCCACGGGTACGCACCTGGCCGCCAGCCTCAAAATCTGATTTATGGCACAGGTAAGACAGGATAACGTCCAGATAAAGCTCGAAATCGACGGCTCGCAGTCGCGCACCGAGCTAGACAACCTCACCCGCAAGGCTGACCTGCTTCAACAGGGCCTCAAGGGCATGAAAAAGGGCTCGGAAGAGTACGTGGCGGCCAATCGGGAGCTAAGCCAGGTCAACACCCGCATGCGGGAGCTACGGGATGAAATCGGCCTGACTTCGCTCACCAGTGGGCAACTCAGAACGATGGCCGGCCAGCTCAACCGCGAGCTGGCCCAGCTCACGCCCAACACGGCCTCGTTTGCCAGCAAGGCCCAGGAGCTGGCTGGCGTCAACACCCGGCTGGAGCAGCTGCGCGCCGATGCCAAGGGCGTAAAGGAGGAATTGGGCAGCGCGGGCGGCGGCTTTGGCGACTTCATTAAAAAGGCCGTGGGCTTTGCCGGTATCCAGCTGGGGGTAGAAGCCGTGGTAGACGGAGTAAAAGAAATGGGCAAGGAAATCTTTGCCACCACGGCCAAGTTTGAAACGTTCGAGGCAGTGCTCACGACGGCCCTAGGCGACAAATCAGCCGCGCAGTACGCCATGAGCCAGATTGCGGACCTAGCGGCCAAAACCCCGTTCTCGGTGGACGAGCTGACGGCCAGCTACGTCAAGTTTGTCAACCGGGGCATCGTGCCCACGCGGGCCGAGATGCTGAGTCTGGCCGATGTGGCCGCCTCGCAGGGCAAGAGCTTCGACCAGCTCACGGAGGCGGTGCTTGACGCAGGCACCGGCGAGTTTGAGCGGTTGAAGGAGTTTGGTATCCAGGCCAGCAAGTCGGGCGACCAGGTGAGCTTGTCGTTCAAGGGCGTTACCAAGACGGTCGAAAACACGCCTACGGCCATCAATGCCGCCTTGGTGGGCTTTGGGCAACTCAATGGAGTAATGGATTCTACCGCTTCCATTTCGGCCACGCTGGATGGGCAAACCTCTAACCTGGGCGACACGGTAGACCAATTGGAAGTATCCGTCGGCAAGGGCCTGCGCCCGGCCTTCGTACTGCTGCTGAGCGCGGCCGGGCAGTTTCTGGACTTTCTCAAAAACTCGAAAGCGCCGCTAAACGAGTTTCTTAACTACTTCCTCGACCTCTACAATCAGTCGCTGGCCGTGCGCGTCGTAGTGCAGAGCCTGGCCCTGGGTTTTCAGAATGCCTTTGCCCTGATAAAGGGCACGCTCGGCTTCTTGGTGACAGACCTGATAGCGGCGGGTAAGATCATCAAGGGCACGTTTACGCTGGATTTCGGCCTTATCAAGCAGGGCCTGAACGAGGGTGCGCAGGGGCTGGTAGATGCCGTTAAGAAGACGGGCACCGAGATAGGGCAAAACTTGAAAGGTGCCCTGACACGGGCCGCGAGCACCGATAAAATGGCCCTGCTGGGCATATCGGCCACCGATGCCAAGGCCGCTGCCGATTCCTACGACAAGGCGGCCGAGCGGGTAGGAGCCGCCGCCAAGCTCAAGCAGGCGGCCGACGCGGCTAAAAAGCTGGGCCTGGAGCAACTCAAGGACCGGGAGGCCAACATTCGCGCGGCCCTGGCCCTGGTGGCCAGTGGCTCGGCCGAGGAATTACGCCTCAAAAAGCTGGAAGTGGCCGCCAAGCGGGACATCGAATTGGCCGACGAGAAGAAATCGGCCTCGGAGCGCAAGGTGCTTCGGGCCGATGCCGTGGCCGCCCTGCGCAAGCTGGACGAAGAATACGAGAAAAAGCAGGCGGACGCGGCCAAAAAAGCGGCGGCCGAGCAGGCAGAAGTCGCCAAGAAGATTTCCGACCTCAAGGCCGGGCTGCTGGCCGATGAAACCGAGAAAAAGGTACAGCAACTGCTGGCTGCCGCCGACAAGGAGAAGGCCACGGCCAAGGGCACAGCCGAGCAGATTGCCGAGCAGCGCCGGCTTATCGACGACAAGCTGGCGGTTGACATTGAGGCCGAGCGAATGAAGCAGGCCCTCAAGCAGCAGGAGGCCGAGCTGGATATTGAAAAGCGCACCAACGCCCTTATTGTAAACGAGTTCGAGCGCCGCGCCGCCGATTTGCAAACCGCCGCCAAAGCCGAGAAACTCCAGATTCTGGAAACCGACACCCAGGGGGCCGAGAAGCGCCGGCTCATCGAGGCCAAGTTGCAGCAGGATTTAGGGCTGCTCTCCCGGGAGCGGGTGGCCCACGAGCAGGAAATTGCCGACCGCATCCTGGCCATCGACGCCGATATTGCCCTGCGCCGCCTCGACCGGCGCCGGCAGTTCTCCAACGAGTGGAGCGAGCAGCGGGCCCAGGCTGACGCCGAAGAGCAGGCCGTGCGCAAGGCTCAGCTCGAACAGCAGTACACGGCCGAATATTTTCAGGAAGGGCTCAATACGGAGCAAAAGCTGGCTATTTCGCGCAAGTACTTGCAGGACAAGGAGGATTTGGAAAACGAGTACAACGACCGCCGGCAGGAGCGCGAGAAGGCCGGGGCCGAGTTTGGCACCCAGCTGGTGAGCACGACGCTGAGCACCGTGGCCGACTTCGAGAAAATTGCCAGTGATAAGCAGCTGGCCAAATTGGACAAGGATAAGAAGGCCCGCCTGACCAAGCTGGATGCCGAATACAAGGCCGGCACCATCAGCAAAGACCAGTACGAGGCGCAGAAGGCTAGTATTGAGGCCAATTACGACGAGCAGACCCGGCAGGTGAAGAAGCGGGCGGCCGAGAAGGAAAAGGAGTTTAACGTAGCCCAGGCCGTGATTGCCGGCGCCCTGTCGGTGATTAAAGCCTCGCCCAACGTGCCGCTCATGATTGCGGCCGGCGTGACGGCAGCGGCCGGGGTGGCTAAAATCATTGCCACGCCCATCCCCGAGTTCGAGAAGGGCGGTTTCTTCAGCCGCGTCGGGCAGGGGCTAAAGCAGTACGCCCGGGGCGGGCGCATCAACGCCAAAGCTGGCGTGGCCGACGTGGGGCAGCGCCACAGCGGCGGGGGCATCCGCATGGTGGACGGGGCCACGGGCGAGCACCTGGGCGAGTGGGAGCGGGGCGAGGCGTACATGATTCTCTCCCGCGACACCTACGCCAACAACAAGCACCTGGTCGATGAGCTGATTGATACGAGCCTCTACCGCGGCGGGGCACCCGTACGCCGTCCCCCCGGCTACTTCGAGGCCGGGGGCACCTTCGCCACGCCCGGCGCGGCCCCCAGCGGCGCCACTACGGCCCCGGCCGACAGCCAGCAGCTGGTGCAGGCTGTAAATCGGGTAGAAAATGCCGTGCGCGCCCTACCCAGCCGGCAGCATATTCTCTGGGGCCAGGAAGATACCATGCAGGTAGAGCAGGGGCTAAAGGAGCTGGCTGAGGACCGCCACCAAGGGGCTACCAACTAAAAACTGCCCCACAAACTGCCCCAGTTAAAATAAAAAATGCCCTCACGATAGCGTGAGGGCATTTTTAGTGGTCTCGTTAGGAATCGAACCTAAATCTAGAGCTTCGGAGGCTCCTATACTATCCGTTGTACTACGAGACCCGGTGCGGGGCTGCAAAAGTAACCACAAAAGCGGACGCAGCCAAACCTGGCGGGCTATTTTACGCCGCGCCGCACAACCCTGGGAAGCAAAAATCGGTTAGCTTACTCTGAACTCGTCATTTTAATTTCCAC